CTAGGAAATAGCAGTGTCACAAAATCCTGGAAAGATAGGGTGAGAAGTGTCTTACTATTCCTTAAATGTTTATGGTATATTTGTTTCTTTAGGGGATGGATGCATATCAAAATGGAAAATATGAACCCAGTGAAACTAGGAATTGTTTGAAGTCTGGGTGAGGACGTCAGTAGAGAGGGGGTGGATGAGCGCGAAGTCCTCGCCAACTGAAAGGCGAATGAAAGAGTTCGTGCTGTACGACGCACTGCCATAGTACATAAATGGCGTAGTGAGGGGGGTGGGGTACTTCCAAATGTTGTTCGCGCCGTCGACAGCGTCGTAGAACCAACGGCGATTGAATGCAACTTGGAAGCTGGTGATGGGTTGTAGCGAGCCACGAACGACCTGCCCACCAGCGCTCCAGAAGGCGTCAGTGTTCGACGCCGCCTGGGTGGGGGCCATAGTGTACACATCGGTGGTGTCGACAGTCCAAATGAGCGAGCCAGACCAACCAAGGAAGGGATTAATGAACCGGTTAAAGTTGGTGGCGGACTGCACGTCACAGGAAACAGCAGCAACAGGATTCGCGCTGAAGAGGACGGGACGACGGAGCCAAGCAGTGAGGAACATAGGCTCAACGACGGCACCCACGTCCTCGCAGAGAGTGCCGCGAACACAATCACCAATGGGCTTAAACTCCTTAGTCTGGAAGAGCTCATTGAAGGAGGCTTGGAAAGTGTGCACGGGACGAGAGCGCACCTCCTCGACTTGAGCCTTGAGAGCAGGGCTGCGCTCCATAAGCTCTTGCAAAGAAGGGGGGGACTTGGGCTGGGACTCCTTAAGGCCAAAAGGGGCAGCACCATCAGCTTGACCGCCCTGGCCAAAGTAGTGCCAAAGGCGAATGCTCTCGTCAGGGGCGGTAAAGACATTGAGGTAGACCGTGGACGTGGTGGTAGTGTCAGGAACGGTGACCGCACGAATGAGGTAGATGAGGACGGAGCACATTTGGGAGGAAGCGGTCTGGCTGCTAGTGTTGATAGCGGGGAAAGGCATGCGTGCAAGGGAATTGAGCTTCGGAACTTTGATGTACTCCTCACGAGAGCCAGAGAATTCACAGACGTAGGAGAACAACTCGCTGGCCTGAGCGCCAGGCGAGGTTGGGTTGACAGCTTCCGGAGGGAGGGCAATGACCACTAATGCACCACTCGTGAGCGAGGTGCACTCAATGTCAAGCATTGTCTTCAAGAACTGAAGGTCCCACAGGGCACACATACGGCCATAGTAGTAGAGCCAATTGGCATTGGAGGTGTAGGTGTAGGGGCCGACGCCAGAGCGGGCCATGTTAGCCATTCCGAGGGGGTCACCGTTGAACGCAAGAACAAGAGTATCAGCAGCGGTGGAGGCGTTAAACGTAACGGTGGCGAGGAAATTGGGTCGCTGGACGATGGCGTAGACATGTGGGTGATAGCCAAGCTTCATAGCAGTGAGGGGGGTCTGAGCAAGGCTAATGGGAGTCGCAACGAGAGTCCCCTCGGCGTGGGTAAGATCTCGGGTGTCGGCACGCTGAGTGACAACGGGGGGTGCAACGTGCGCTGGCTTGTCAAGGAACTTAGTGGCAACTGTGCCAGCGACGCCAGCAATTGGTGCGATGCCAGGCATGATGCGTGTAATGAGACCGGAGGCAATGTTGGCAACGCCAGAAGTGGCGTCGAGAGCAAAGTCAGCAACAGTGCCAATAACTGGGATCTGATCAGTGAGGCGAGGGTTGGGCGTGGGCGGGGTAGTGGAAGCAAGAATGGCCTCAGCAGTTGGGTTGGCAGAGTGCGGGGGGCCCTTGGCCTTCTTCTCCTTCGCCACGGCGGCTTGGAACGAGTGAACAGGACGATCTTTGCGCTCGGGGGTCCTATCCTCCTTTCGTGCAGAGGGATCAGTGAGGCGCGCACGTTGAAGGAAAAACTTGGAACGGATGCTCATAGGCAGGGATGACGCAGCGTCAGGCCCATGCAACTCAAGGTTGACGAAGCGAGAGTAGAGCGAGAGGGGGAGGGCGGTGGAGCCATTGGCGCTCGTAACAATGAGAGCATTGAGGACAGTGAGGACCAGGCGATGGAAGGCACCATGGTAGGTGTTGAGCAAGCCAACCTCGAGCCAGGGGTGAGGGAAAATGACTTTGATGATGAACTCCACATTCATGGACTGCGACGCCTTAAGGCGGGCGACGCACATGTGGAGCTTAGCGGAAAGCGCAGTGAAACGCGCATCGCCATCGAAGTTGGGTTGCGACCAGAAGAAGGCGCCACCAGCATGGAATGCAGTGTTCGTGGCGCGAACTTGGTACTCAATAGCCTCACAATGGACATAACGGAAATTCTCAATGTGGTTGACAAGAATGGGCTGGTTTAAGGAATCGTAGGGCTCAAGGACAGTGAAAAGGTCGGCATTTGCAGCGGAGCCGGTGGACCACGAAATGTTCTGGATTCGGTTCCAACGCTTAGCGATATCGGGGGGGAGACGGAAAATGTGTGGGGAGAACTTGTCTTGAACGAGGTCCCACCATGTGCCAGCACCAGGACTACCGCCAGGGGGAGCGGCTGTGGCGCTTTCGGCGGCCAAGGCAATTGTCTGCATGGGAGCGCCGTCGATCTGAGGAGCAGGAGCAGAGGTTGGAAGGTCAGTAGAGGCTTGGAACTCATGGACGTGGGAGAAGTAAAGAATCGGGAGACGCTTCTTCCAGCGCTCACATTGTTCCTGGAACGTCGGGAAGCAAATGTGAACGTTGCGCTCGAGGCACCATTCAGTGAAGAAGTCACGCAAAAGGTCATAGCGTGGTTGGTCGTGGAACTGAGAAATCTCAATGAGGGTGGTGTTGAACACGGAGCACATGCCAAGGGGTGAGTTGTCACGCGTCCAGAGGAGCGGTCGTGCGATGGAGACTTCATCGAGGGCAAGACGAATTCCAATAGGAGAGTCGACAGGGTGGCGCTTGAGCAACTCAAGACTGGCGAAAGGGGTCCAAGGAGGGGGAGGGCCCTTCTTATCCGCGGCAGAAATGCGCATGCCAAAGATAGCCTCAGACCAATAGGCATAGACATCACAAGAAAAGGTGGTGTCATGGTCAGGGGTGGGCCAGTAATTGAAGTCGTCGCCGTAAAGGAGCACGTCAAGCTCTTCAATGAACTCCTCAACCGAGAAAGAACGGCCGGAGGAAATGCGGTCGGCCATCCAGGAAGTGACGATCTTGATGCTGTGAGCGAGGGTGTTGTAGTCAGTGCAAACAGGGTTGCCACTCGCAAGAATGCGGGCAAGGAGGATGGAAACCTGCTCCCATGCGAGCTCGGGGTCAGAGCTCGCGCGAAGGAGGTTACGAATCATTCGAGCAAGGAGGCGGTCGCGATAGAGTTGTTTGGCGCGACGGCTGCACGCAGTGGTCGCGGAGCGGTGGAGGAGCTGGAAAACACTCCAATCCCAACCAACGTGATCGCCAACAGCGGACTTGCCAGCAACACGAGCACGACGCATAACAACGTCGGCATCAGTGCTGAGGCAATTGAGACCAACAATTGAGGGACCAGCCGTGGCTTGACGATGGATGCCAGAGAAGAGGGGGCCAGTAGTCATCTTAACCGCTATTTGATACGGGAGCTGCGAGCCAAAGATGGGTCGTGGGCGGAGTTTAGGACAGACGAGGGGCTCATCCTTTGGAAAGAAGTTGTAAATGGTGCGTGGGATAGAGGTCTCGGATTCAATAAGCATCGTGCGGACGGCGTCCATGGCAGGAGGAATGAGAGTGTAGCGACAGGAGTCATCGCGAGGACACTCAGCGCCGTGGGAGAGGCAGGTGAGGACACGCCACTTCTTGCGAGTGCCACAAGCGTCAGGGTGAGAGTAGTTCTTCCAGAAGGTGCCAAGGGAGGTGTCCTTCTCCAGAGGGGACACGTCGGGGTGGAGTTTCGACCCATTGATCACGCCGAGCACATCGATGGTGGACTCGACAGAGGTGGGCGGCTTGAAGTACCAATCGAGGAACGCGGGCGTCAAGACGTGAGTGCGGATGAACTGGAGAATCGGGAGACCAGCAAGTTCGAAGACAGTTGGGGAAGGGGGAGGATCACGGTTGAGCAAGTTAAGCAGTGGATCCTGGAGTACGCCCTTGAGAGTGAAAGGTCGTTTGAGGGACGGAGCCACGAGAGGGACATCGGACTTGCAATCTGAAGCTGCGCAAATGTGCGGGGAGGAGTGTTCTGGGCAGCGAGGTGGACAAAACTCAGTGCGCATGAGCTTGGTATTGCCACGAACAGAGCCCCAGTGGTCTTGCGGCAAGATTCCATTGATGCGAACGTGCGGCGGGAACGAAAAGACCTGCGCGTCATGGACAACACGGGTGCCGTGAACAGACAGATTTTGGGCCGGGTGGGCAAGGGGCAACATGACAGCGGCGGGCATTTTAGGCTTGATGATGGCGCGGATGAGGTCGCCGTCGAGGAGAGCAACAGAACGAGTGCTTCGGTCGCCGCCCATGTGGACAGTGAT